GCGTGTTCCGAACGGGAGTGTCTTGTGCGCTGCAGTAAGGGCTTGTTGATTGTATCTTTCTCCGCTAGCGGTAAGGCGACCATCAAAACCTGGTCCGTACCACGAGCTAATTACAGAGAGAGTTGTTAGGATAGGAATCATAATAATAAAGCGAAGAACTTTAATATTGATTACTCCTCCTAATCCGCCAACACACGCGCAGTATTAGCGGATCTGCCAATACTTAAGGATTACTTTTTCTTAGCAGTTTTAGCAGCACGCTTGAATTGAGCTGCAGTGGGTGCTCCTTTAGCACCAGGTTTCCGCATCTTCTCATCACTGCCAGCAGCGATACGCATACGCTTAGCATGGATGTTTGCGTAGAGTCCAGGTTTAGCCATTTAGCATTTCCATTTACGAAGGGCTAGTGCTTTACGAGTAGGTCTACCCTTCTCATCTTTCATAGGTCCTTCTACACCAGACATCCTAGCACAGAAGGAACGCTTACGAGGGCCACCTTCAGGCTGTGGAGCCTTTAGATTAGAGCCTGTCTCTCTATTGTATTTCTCTCGACCAGCTTTTGTGAGTCCACCAGTACGAGATTTATGTTTACCAATCTTTAGGCTGACAGCCTTACTTTTTGCTGCCGCCACCTTTATGCCCTTTCTTACCACAAGCCATTAGAATACTCCAGGAATGATTTGACCAGTTACGATATAAGCGCCAATAGCAGCCACGAAGCCAAGCATAGCAAGGCGACCATTGAGGAGTTCAGCACGTTCGTTATGAGGCACAGTGTAGGATTCGTCAGTGTACATGGTGGGTTCTTTAGCGAAGATGTTAGTGTCGTTCATTAAAATTGAATGTTGGATCGTTCAAGCTTGTCTGCTACATCAGCACGATAGGCTGGATCCTTATCGTAGCGAGGATCACTCATCGCTGCAACCAACTCAGCTTGGGAACGGAAGGCATCGTTGGCATTACGTGGAGCACTACCAGTCAGCATCTCCCCATCATATCCAACAGCATCCTGGTAGCGTGCGTTGAGAGCCTGAGCAGCAAAGAACATAGCAAGAGGATCACCACGATCCATCACTGCATCGTACATAGCTACCTCTTGTTCAGACAGGTTCTGACCTGCCCATTGAATCATGTTCTGGTATTCATCAGAACCACCAACTGCTTGTTGGATCTGTTCGATGTCAGCTTCTGTAGCTTGAAAAGCAGACTGCTGTTGAGTTTGCTGGTTCTCTAGGAACATATTAGCAACATCAACAGGATTCATATTCTCAACTGCATTCACAACTTCAGGATCCCATTCACCAGTACGGTATGACTCCATGATCGTTTCATAAAGACTACCTTCCTCTTCATTGGGTGCCTCTTCCTGAGGTTCTTGTTGTGCCTCTACCTCAGTCTCCTCCTTACCACTAAGGCGTTTCTGTAGCTCCAGGTAGCCACGTTCTAGATCCTCTGCTGACTTGTACTTACCAGCCAACAGCTGTTGCTCTTGTTCTGCTAGACGTTCACCAACTTCCAGGGAATCAAGTTCTTCAGCAGAGAATTCACCCTCTGCAATCTCGGATGGATTAAGTGTAATTTCGTTTGCCATTTGCTGTGATAACGGTTAGATTTCCAAGACCTACTGTCTTGACAAAATCGGGGGAACGACCGATGGTGGGTTCACCAATCTTGGTACGCTTCATGTAAGGAGCGTTTTCTTGATTGGTTTGATCATCAACTGTGTCAACCGAAGGGACTTCCTCCGGGGATGTTTGCTTCTTGTTCGATCTCTGGGATCTCGTTGGTGTCTGTTTGTCCATTTAAACCATTTAATAGTTCAGGATTCTTTGAAGGATCCATCAGTGGAGCTTTAGCCATGTTAGGTGCTTGCTTAAGTTGCTCCATTTGCATAGCTTGCTCTTGTGCCTGAGCTTGTTCTTGTTGTACTTGACTCATGGACTTAACAAGGTTCAGTACATCAATACCTTGAGCAGCAGCAAGACGCTTAACTGCTTCATCTACATTAAGGTAAGTGCCAAGTGTTTCAGGTCCTAGTGTCTGAGCAATGACAGTGAAGAACTGAGTTAGTGACTCCCTATCCTGTCCTCTACCGAGTGCGTTGATACCAGCAACAATAGTAGGACGCACAAGATCCTTAGGGATACGTGGGATTTCTTGTGTCTTCTGTAGTACAGAAAGCTTACGGTTCAGATAAGGTACTAGGAACTCAACAGTCAGCAGCGAGAATAGGCCGCCAAGTTGTTGCTCTAGCTCCATCTGAGTCATGCGTACTTCTTCAGCAGTAGTGCGTTCGCTGTTGCGTACATTAAGGATGAGGAATGCTTCACTCAACCTACGCTCTAGTACACTAGCCATCTCCATAGCAGTCTTGAAGTCGGCTGTCTTGCCAACCTGTACAACAGAGATGTCATCGGGACGCCCCTGAATGATGGCTCCGTTCCCCGCAGCAGAGAGTGTCTGCGGCTTAGTAGTACTAGACGGGGATACGGTAAAGACCACCTTAGCGGCCACTGCAGAGCCCTCTACGAGAGCTTGCATAAGAGCTTCAAGTGAACGGAGATCTCCAAGGAACTCCTCCACTCTACCACGTCCAAAAGATTCACCATCTACAACGTTGAACCTAAGGACTAACCAAGGGTTAGCATCCAATGGTGCTTTACCCTGAGAGCCAGGAATGATCTTATCGAAGACTTCCTGGTGCCAGACAAGACGGTTGTTGTCTCGTCTTACATGCGTGTAAACATCTACATCCTCATCGTTATCAGCTCCGTCCTCACCAGGTGAGTTAACAGGGAGGCTGGCAGTAAGGATAGGTGCCAGAAGTTTACGACTAATTCTTTCACGAGTAACGATCTCTAGGATTTCACCGTTACCATCTCTATCTACAACATAGCGGTTCAATGGATATAGCTTCAGCCCCTTAGGACCCATGTAGATGAGAGCATTACCGCCAACCACCAGATGCTTAAGAGCTTGGTGTACGGTAACGCGATCACTAGATGCTGCTATGATTTCCATGACAGACCTCTCCATCTTAGCGAAAGAGATATCAAGGTCTGATCGTGCTTCTGCTGGAAGATCTACACCGATCTTTGAATCATCGATCTGCAGCTTAAAGAAGCTGGTCTGAGGAGGAAGGAGAGCTAGCATCAACTTAGAAGCTAGAGTCACAACCCCCTTAGCGCCAACACTTTGCCACGGTGTAGTCAACCTAAGATTAGTTGAACGTCCTACATCATCATCTTGTTGGATAAGAGTAGGCAGAGTCAACTGAGAGCACTGTACAGCTGTGTCTAGAAACGTGGAACGATACTTACTTAGATAATCGTATCTTGTTTTAGCTGACATTTGAATTAACCTACACTACCTCGGAATGAACCAGTTGGAGATACACGTTGCTGTCCAAGACCTTGAGCCTTACGGCCAGCACGTTGGCGGCTGCTACGTGCAGCCTTAAATCCAGAAGCCCAGTTGGCCAAACTGGAGCCCAGCGAATCCATATTGATATTGACGTCAGGTGTACTTTCTTCTGAAAGTCCAGTGTCTACAGGAGATACATCTGTAGGAATTGTAGTGGGAGTAGTAGTGGGAGTTGTAGTAGGCATTGTAGATCCAGTAGTAGTATTGGATACAGGCATCATGCCTTCGTATTGCTTACCAAATCCGCGAACGGTTTCACGTCCACCAGGTCGGATAGCTGTACCACCCATCATGAACCTGCGATCCGTACCAGGAGTCACCGAGCCATAACCACTTTGAGGATTTTGGTAGCCGCCACTTGCGCGAGTACCACGCATACCTTCTAATGCTTGACCAATCCTACCAGTACCAAAGGTAGGCTTTTGGGTTAGCCCGTAGAAACCACCATAAGCTGGGCCGGACTCCTTGATGAGCATATTAGCAGCACCAGAGTTGAGGTTAATACCTGTCTGATCTTTTGCTTTAAGATTCTGGTTGAGCTTATCCAGTCGTTGGATAACTTGACCGCCTGACTTACCACTTGCCTCAGTGATAGTCTTAAGTTCTTGCTTAGTGATACCGCCAGTGCCAGCAATCTTTAGACCTTGACTTAGTGTTGATGCCTTTGGGCTACCCATTGGATTGACACCAGCATTGGTCTGTACCTTTGCTGGAGCTGGATTGTTTTTCTTAGCCATTGTTCTCTTCGTTGAGTTGGTGTTGAATCCACTCGACCACAGAACGTTGGCCGGAGCGGTACATGATTAATGAGTGTGGATCATCCGGGTGGGGATTAAGTGGTGGGAAGTTCTCTTCTAGTTGTTGGAGGAGAGAAGTAAACTGGAGACCGTGGGTCTCAAGCATACTGAGGTAGGTTGGGGTTTGCATGTTCAAAGAAGGCAGGCATACGTGCTCGCTTTGTATCAGAAAGCTCGGGGGCTTTGCCCTCATACATCAAGCGATCACTGGCATCCAGCCAAAATTTTTTGTCCAGATATTTGTTAGTAGATGCCTTGAGAGGTGTCATAACCCAGTTAATGGTAGCCTTACGCAGCTTGTCAAGAGAAGGGCTGATCTCCAACCCAAGCTCCTTACACACAAGGCTATTAGCAGCTACGTGAACCTGTTCGTCACGACTGATGTCGGCGCTTACGGTTCTGAGACCAGCGTCACCATTAAAGCGGAAGAAGGGGAGTAGTACGAAGAAAATTGCACGCTCGGCAACAAGTGCCTTGAGGACCGTGTGATCAGGATGCGCTTCC